AGGCACAGAAGTTGATCAACCGGGATGTGCTCAACCTGATCCGCAAGTGGTCGATTGCCAGCCCCACGCTGGAACCGCTCTACGAGGAAGCCAGTAAGATCAGTACAAGAGGATCGGACCGAGTGGATGACTGACGGACCTGACTTCACTAAGTACACCAGCCAGTACCCCCGCTGCGTGGCGATGATGAAGGAGCTAGGCATTGATACCCGGGCCGTCCTGATCGACGGCATCAGTGTTACTGGCTACGACAAGGGAGTGCTGGACGAGCAGGGTGATTTCGTTTTCTCGAACGACAAGTTCCCTCTGGCGACTCGGGTGACGTGGCCGAACAGGGAACTCGGCGTGATGGTGATGATCGAGTTCGCCAAGGACATGGCCCAGATGTTCGCTGCAATTGAGTTCACCTACGATGAAGATGACGAACAGGATGAAGATTGAACGAGAAGTTTCAGATTCTGGAGACGATGACACCGGTCCAGAAGGCCACTATCAGCTGGACTAACAATATTCGAAGTGGGCAGAAGGGAACCTATGAGGGCACATTATCCCCGCAGACTGCCGCGAAGCGACACAAGAAAGCGAAAGCCGCAAAGCTTGCCCGTCGAAACAACAGGAGCCGCTGATATGACGAAGACGACTTACCTCGATGGGTTCGAGGATGGCGTGAACAAGGCGATGGACGTTGTTATCAAGTGGTCCAATGACCGCGATAATGACCCTATCGACTACCAGCTTATTGTGAACATTGAGGAGCTTCTGGATAATGAGTAGCGAAAAGCGCGATCCCCAGTCCAGCCTCGGTGCTGTGAAGTTCTTGAGGATGCAGGCCCGAGCGGCTAAGGCCAACGCTGAGCACCCCGAGAATGCTGATTCGCCGTCAACGATTAGTTGGTGGAACCGCGAGGCCCAGAAGTTCAACCAGTGGGCCAGCGAGGTAGAGGAGCTAGAATACCGGATGATTGGCCTTGAAAAGTGACGAACGCGAACGCGAACCCCGCAAAGGGAAAGCCCGGTCCAAAGCCCAAGGTGTCTCCAGTCCTGATGGTCGCCAGCGATGCCCCAGTTGGGGGTGTCTGGTATGTTATGCAGCCGGGGAATCGTGGCCGCGAGGAGGTCTACGACAACGAGAAGGACGCCTACAACAAGGCGGTGATTTTCGCCAAGACCTACAAGGAAATCGTCACGGTCACCGCTCCAGATGGCTCCAAGTCCAAGGTCAACCCGCTTAATGTCCTCCGCTGAAGAGGGCCGGGAGTGGCGGATTATCTACACGACCCTCCCGGCGAACATTGAGGATGTCTACCGTCAGGCTTACTTGATGCCCTACCTTGCAGATGTGGATGTGCGCGGAGTCCAGATCGAACCAGCAGAACTACCGACCCACAAGGTTTAGTAAAATCTAGTAACGTGTGGCCTGCCTGTGCTAAACTGTTTATGCCTATGTAGAGGGAATTACCGTCCCGGCGATCAAAACGGTCACAGGTGCCAGAACCCAAGCTGGATACGCACTAGCGGCGTGAGAGAAGCCCCCAGAAAGCCTACAAAGCTTGAGGGGGCTTTTTCATGCCACCTAGCTTGTTTCTGGTCGAATAAAGCTGGTAGACTTGATACATGAATACTCAGAGTGTCGTGTGGACAGTTGTAGGTATTGTGATTATCGTTGGCGGTATCATTTGGATCGCCAGCCACATCTAGTCGTCTAGTTTTCCAAGCGTGGTGATTGCGAAATGCCACAACAACAGTCTGGGACGTGGCTCCCGCGTAGACTGTAGAGGTTTGACAAGGGAAGTCACGATCCCATCGCACAGTGAGCCCCACTTTCTTAAGCATGAGTAGCCTTCGGGTGAAGTTGTAGCAGATTGTGGGGTTCACCTGTAGGTAAGTACAAATAACGGTAACTCTTATTCGCATTTAAGGCTTGCTATATGCTAATGTATGGTGTATGGACCTAGAAATTGTCAATAGGAGCCCGCTCAGCGAGAAGTTGCTGTCTAATGCCACGAAGTCTCTGGAGGAGATTGCTGAGCTGACAGGGCTTACCCCCGAGCAGGCTGGGGAGAAGCTGAACCGCCTTCTGGAGGACCGAGGGTGGCGTACCGAGCGGCAGGACGAGCGGCTGCTGCTTATTGGACTCGGGGACATGGTGGAGGAAGCCCAGACCCGGCTGAAGACCACTGACGATGACAACTTCGCTGCGGTGGCTAAGATCGTGCTCCAGTCGATGCACCAGATGGCCGCTCGGTTCGATGCCCGCAGGAAGATCGTTGATGCTGACCTTGAGCGCATTACTGCCAAGGATGCCCGCATCTTCGGCGAAACCTACGACGTTGCAATGGATGAGACTCTAGCCATGCTGATGTCCCTCCACCCTGAGATTACGATGGAAGAGGCTACCGCGGCCAAGAGAGCGGGCTTGAAGACGGCGGGCAAGGCTCTGAGCGATAAGGCTAACCTGTAATGGGTTACCTTGATGTCCTGATTGAGCGGACTCTAGAGTCCTACGAGGCTAAGGACCGTCAGGCCGATTACTTTTCAAACCCGGTTGCTTGGGCGAGGGACTATCTGGGCATCCAGCTCTGGTCAGCCCAGGCGGAGGTTGCCATGAGCGTTGTGGATAACCATAACACGGTAGTTAAGGCTGGGCACGAAGTCGGCAAGAGCTTCCTGGCTGGAGTTCTCATCGCTTGGTGGGTAGACACTCGTTGGCAGCTTCCGGGTGGGTGCTTTGTTGTTTCTACGGCTCCTTCTACCAAGCAGATTAACGCAATTGTGTGGCGAGAAGTTCGGAAGTTCTACCAGCTAGCTCGCGAACGGTACGACAAGAAGCTTATTGACCACCCACTTCCGGGCTACATTACATCGGACGCCCACTGGAGGCTCCCGAACGGTATCGAGCTGGGCTACGGGGCAAAACCGCCCGAGCACAAGGAAGATACTATGAGTGGTATCCATGCTCGCTACGTTCTGGCGGTCGGGGACGAGGCGGTTGGTCTGACCTCTGGGCTTATTGAAGACCTCGGGAACATCACCTCGAACGGAACCTCCCGGGTTTTCTTGATCTGCAACCCGACGAACCCGTTGTCTTATGTTGCAACGATCTTCAAAGAAGACTTCACCAACTGGTCCAAGCATACGATCAGCGTTTTTGACAGCCCGAACTTCCACGGCGGCGAGGGCATGCGCGTCGAGGTTCTCGAAACGCTGGTGGACCAGAGTTACGTTGATGGCAAGCTGGCGGAGTGGGGTGGCGCTTACGAAGACGAGATGGGCAGGATGCTTTCGAAGCACCCGAAGTTCATGGCTCGCGTCATGGGCGAGTTCGCTTGGGATCAGGGCTTCACGCTCATCCCGCCAGAAGACATGGCAGTCGGTCTCGATACGGACATCATCCCCAGCACGGAAACCCTGCCCGTGCTTGGTGTGGACGTTTCCCGGTCTGAACATGGCGACATGAACACTATCTACATCAACCACGATGGGAAGATTCGTCTCTACGACGCCTTCAATGAGCGTAACGCAATTCGGACCGCTGAGCGCATCAACCAAGCTGCTCTGGCAACCGGGGCTTACGAGGTTCGGATTGATGGCGTGGGCCTCGGTGGCCCGATCTGTGACTACGTTGCTGAGTTGTGCAATGATCGCTACTGGGTCCGGGAGATGCTGGGTGGAAACCCGAGCCCTGACCGGGTACGCTGGTTCAACTCCCGAGCATGGTGGTATGCAACCTTTGCCGAGAAGCTCCGCGATGGGAAGCTCGACATTGATGAGACTGATGAGCAGCTTCAGGAAGAACTCCTCGGTATCGAGATTAAGAAGCGCGCTGCTGGCCTAGACTCTCTGCTGCTGGAATCCAAGGAAGACATGAGGAAGCGCGGAGTCGGCAGCCCTGACTATGCTGACGCGGCTATTTATGCAGCGGCCGAGATTGGCGATGTGGGCGACCCGGCTCCCGGCGCAGTGGTCCAGTATGACCTCGACTCGGTTGCTGAGCAAAATCACGGCTTCTACGCTAGCCCTTTCGGATGGTAAACTGGTAAAATGACTAAGAAGCTTGCTGGTTACAGCGGAAACCGCCAGAAAATGAACGAGATTGAGTCGTTTATTGGCACGCTTCCGCCCGTTTTGCAGCAGAGTTTCGAGGAAGCTGCTGCTGGCCTGCTGTCTCTCCGTTACGAGGATGAGGGATGGTCCGCGGTTGGCCGCACCCAGGAGACTGATGGGTTTTCGCTGAAGTCGATCAAGGATATTGCAGAGTATGCGGAACTCCAGACGACAGGCAACCCTCTCCTCAAGCGCGGTCTGACACTTCGGACCAGCAACGTTTTCGCCCGGGGGCTTAAGATAGAGGGGACCATCGCCCCCCGATACGACGCCATCATCATTAAGCCCATCAATCAGCGGTCTTGCTTCAATCAGGAAGCTTTCTCCCGCAATGAGCGTGAGCTGTACAACAAGGGCAACCTGATCATGGCCTACCGGAAGTCCACTAAGACGTTCTTCCCGATCCCATTCAAGGAAATTACCAACTCGGCCTCCAACCCCGACCTCACTGATGACGTGTACTACTACCAGCGCACATGGACTGAGGTTGATCTGGTAACGGGTAAGCCGAACAACGAGCCCACCGTTAAGTGGTACCCGGTTCTTGAGCGTGCTGAGATGCCCGGTTATCGTGATGTTGACGTTATTAGCGATGTTCAGGTTGATCTTGACGTTGTGGTAGTGGACATCAAGGTGAACACCAGCATCGGGAACCTGTGGGGTGTCCCCGACGTGCTGCCTGCCCTTGGCTATGCGTGGGCGCATGCTGAGTACATTCGCGATGCCAGCAAGCTTCTGAAGGCTCTCTCTGCTATTGCATGGAAGGTCATGGGGCGCAGCAAGGCTCAGACCCAGAACGCTTCGACCCGGATTGCAAACTCTCGTGGTGGCGCTCAAACCGTTGCCATGACTGACGGCACGGACATGGTTTCGATGCCGCGTGCTGGCCAGGTCAATATGAAAGATGGCCAGGCCATTGCTGGCTATGTTGCATCCGCCCTTGAGGTGTCGCTTATTGCGCTGCTCTCTGATCCTGGAAGCGCCTCGGGCTCGTACGGCGCGGCCGCTACTCTTGATGGCCCGACCGCCAACGCCGCCCGTGCCCGTCAGGCCCTGTGGGTCACTTTCTACGAGCGTGTGATCCGCGCTATTGGGCTGAAGGACGTGGAGATTAGCTTCCCCAACCTCCAGGAAGAGGCACAGTACCGAGTTGCCCAGACCTACCAGGCAGGTTTCGTGTCGGGGGCAATCAATCAGCAGGAGTACCGAAACGCTTTCATCGAGCTTACGGATGTGCAGGCGACAACGACTGACCTGCCTGAGCCGACTGTGTTTACAACGGCAGCTGCATACTCTCTTGAGGCGATTAAGAAGGATGAAGCCAAGCAGGAGTCAGAAGCCAGCGCGCTTTCGGTTGTTAACGGCAGTGGGCAGCAGGACGGAATTGCTCGCAGTGAGGGCAATAACGACCTACGGGATCAAGATGCAGTCCCCGGGGCTGGCGCTTAATTGTGTAGACTTCGGAGTTTAGAATAGTGTAGACTTTTCTTATGGCAAATAAGAAAAGTGGACCAAAACCTAGGGAACATGTCCCAGAGTGCAGTTTTGATGACTGTGGTAGGGATTCCAGGTCTGGAGGGCTTTGTAGTTCTCACTGGAAACAGAAAAATGTCTACAAAATTGAGCTTAGGCCGCTGAGAAAGTGGAATGCAGTTTCGGGCTCCTGCATAGTTCCCGGGTGCGCAAAAGACCGGCAAAAGCTTGAATATTGCGCCTTGCATTACGGTCATTCAAGAAGCAAGACTGGAATATCCAGCTCGCCCAAGAGACCAAGACTTCTTGCAGAATACCCTTGTTCGATTTCCGGTTGTGCCGGAAATAGTGACAATTCATCGAAGATGTGTAGGAGCCACAAGGGGGTATCTGAGTGTTATAAATTGACTTCAGTCCAGCTTCAGGTTTTATTTGACACAGGATGTCAGGTTTGCGGGAAAACCACCGAGTTGCATGTAGATCACGACCATGCCTGCTGCGACAGAAAGATTAGCGGCCGGAAGAGAACTTGTGGCGATTGCGTCAGGGGAATTCTTTGCAAACAATGCAACTTGGGTCTTGGCTGGTTTGGAGACGATTTAGAAAAGATGAAGTCAGCTATTGCATATCTCAAGCGATAAGTCAAGCAATTATGCTAAACTGTTAGAGTGAGCCAGAAATTCGTTGAAACAACTTCAACCGTTAAGAAAACGGGTGGAGTCTGGAAGGTTGTCCTTGCGACCCCCGGAATGGGCGCTAAGGGCCAGCGTTACTCGCGAGAAATTCTTGAAGAGCAGGGTGTTGCGGCTTTTCCCAAGGGAACAAAGTCTTGGATCAGCCACAAGGCAATCGAAAACCGCGACCCGCGCGACAGATTCGGCGTCTTCCGCACCGACGCTTGGTACGATGATAGTCTCGATAAGGCCATCTATCCAGACGGTGCTCTTGTGTCCGAGTTGGAGATTTCTCCTCGGTACAAGGACTTGGCCGAGGAGTTCGGGGACACTGCCGCTCTCTCAATTTTTGTAGACGGCGATGTCGATGACGATGGTAATGTCGTTAGCATGTGGAATGCAGAAGACACCTCCGTGGACCTAGTAGCCGCCGCCGGCCTTCGGGGTTCTGGCCTTCTCGAAAAGATTTCCGAGTCATTTGTCTCGGGGAGCACCGCCGACCAGTCGGCCCAAAAAAAGGATGAAATGGAAAAGGAATTCAAGGAGCTGGCGGATCAGTTCGCAGCCCTTAAGGCCGCCGTTGAGTCCCTTGTAACTGCTAAGGCCGCTGAACTCAGCGCTGAAGCTGAGGCCGAGGCTACCGCCAAGGTTGAGGCTGAGGTTGAGGCTCAGGTTGACGCAGTTCTTGGACAGTATGACGAGCAGATCGCCCTGATTGACGCTGAGCCTGAACTGCTCAAGTCGCAGGTTGAGTCGCTTCGTTCTGCTGCTCGCAAGGGCGAGGACGTTAAGCCTCTTATTCAGTCCGCCAAGGCAATCGTTGCTGAGGCCCGCCAGAAGCTCGCTCAGGGTTTTGTGGCTCCCGCCGTTCGCATTAACGAGAACGGTTCTACTGAGGTCACGGCGGCAAGCTTCCAGACCTCCTTCTACTTCCCGGAAGGTGACAAGTAATTATGGCTCAGGTCTACAAGTACACTGAGGAGAAGGTCCGCGAGTGGCCTGTGCCTGCTGGCACGCTCAAGCGCAGCCCGGTCCTCTCCATCTCCAACGAGCCCGGCTTCACGCTTGGCCCGCGCTCCGACAGCACGGTCACGTTTGGCCCGAACGTCGATGGCGTGACCATCACCCAGCCCAACGGCCTCGTCGGCCAGACCGCTGGCAGCGCCTCGGTTGCGACTGACGGCACTTGGTCCTACCCCGTGACCGGCGCGACCTCCGCTACCCCGAAGAACACCCTCGTCTACGCGGTTGTCTCTGGTGGCGCGGTGACCAGCCTTACGCTTACGGTTGGCAGCAACGTCAAGTTCGGTGTTGTTGATTCGTTCCTCGGCAAGGCGTCCGCTCAGGACACTGCCGTCAAGATTGGAGTGTTCGCCTAATATGGATGAACTTACTAAGGCTTTCACTGCAAACGGAAAGCTTAAGCCCCCCACCGCTGTCACGCCTGCCAAGGTTGCCGCGGTCAAGGAGCTTGTCGAGTCCACCCTCGCGGGTGACCGCATGGCGAAGGGTAAGCTGGAGCAGGTTTTCACGTCTTCGGACGCGATCCACAACTACGCTTACTACCTTGAGCTGAACATCCTCCCCCAGTTCGAGCGCGCCCCGCGCACTTGGACTCAGATCGCTACCGATCGCGCACTGCCCAACTTCAAGAAGCCGGTTCTGTACTCGCTGGTTTCCGAGTGGTCGGGTCTCGGCCGCGAGGGTGCGAACCCCGAGGGTGTTGCCCCGATCATCCCTGAGGGCGCTCCGTACCCGTACGCCTACATGGGCGGCGAGGAGGCTCTTGCCGGTGGTCTGAACAAGCGTGGTTTTAAGACGGACTGGACGTGGGAAGCCTTCATTAACGGCGACTCGGACAGCGTTCTTGCCGCGCTGCCGCAGGAGATGCTGCGCGTTGCTCTTGACTCTGAAGAGTACGACGTTTACAACGCCCTCCTCAACGGTGGCCGCGCGGCCGTATCGCAGCTTGCTGCTGGCACCGCGATCCCGACCGGTGGCACTTCGGTTGCCAACGCCCCGTTCAGCCGTGACGCCCTCCTCGCTCTGATTATCCAGATGAGCCAGCGTACGATCAACGGCCGACAGGTCCAGATCAACGGTGGATACAACCTCATCGTGCCCGTTGGACAGGCGCTGTACGTCAACTTCGTGCTGAACCAGACGCTGGGCTCGGTTAACACCAACCCCGCCGCTGGCACCCCCGAGTACGTGTATCAGGTCAACGGCTTCAACCCGTTCGCTGGCGTCACGGTTATCGAGTCCACGTATGTGACCGGTACCCAGTGGTTCCTCATCCCGAAGCCGGGCTCGACGGCCCGCCCGGTTCTTGAGCACCTCTCGGCCACCTTCCAGCCCGCACCCGAGGTTCGCATTCAGAACCTTACCGGCAACTACGTCGGTGGCGGACAGGTTTCGCCGTTCGAGGGTTCGTTCGATACCGACACGGCTACGCTGCGTATGCGCCTCGTCTCCGGTTCGGTCCTGTGGACTCCGGCACTCGTCGGCTACAGCCGTGGAGACAACTCGGCAGTCAGCTAACACTCTCAAACAAGAAAGCCCCGTCCATAGTGGCGGGGCTTTTTTGCGCTCTCTGGTAAACTTGAATAGAGGGCCGAAACTCCGGAAGGTACATCTTGACCTACACCGACGCTGATCGCGTTGTTCTCATCGATCCCACTACGGGGCAGCCTTATTCCGCTACCGGTGGTGGCGGGGGTGGCTCCAGCAACCCCAATGGTCAGGCGACCATGGCAGCCTCTGCGCCTGTCGTTATCGCCAGCAATCAGAGCGCTGTTCCGGTAAGTGCCGCCTCGCTTCCTCTGCCCGCCGGTGCCGCAACCGATGCTACCGTAGCTGCGATGAGTGCCAAGCTTCCCGCTCAGGGGCAGGCCGTTATGGCAGCTTCACAGCCTGTTGTTATCGCTTCGAACCAGTCTAACCTTCCCGTAAACAACGCGCAACTGAACGGTACTACCGTCTCAGTGAACGCGGGTAACGTAGATGCAGGCACTCAGCGCGTGGTGCTTGCGACCAACCAAGCGTCTGTCGCTACGGTTGCATCACCTCCCACTACTGTTAGCACGCTCAACGTGGTTACCGCGGCGACTACCAACGCTACGTCCGTTAAGACCTCGGCCGGTTCGCTGTTCGAAGTCACGATCAGCAACGTTACCGCGGCGACCATCTACGTGAAGCTTTTCAATAAGGCCAGTGCGCCCACCGTAGGAACTGACGTTCCCGTTGTCACGATTCCAGTTGCGGCTGGGGCCACGGCGAACCTTGGATTCGGGCAGGTCGGTAAGCGTTTCGCCACCGGCATCGCGCTTGCAGTGACCGCTGCCAGCGCTGCGACAGACACTACAGTTGTGACAGCGGGTGCCCAGATTCACGGGAGCTACATCTAATGTCCGAGCTGTTCCCTGACCCGGCTTACAGCACCTTCAGGACGGCATACTCGAACAGCAGTGTGGCAACGGTTAACACCACCACTGAGACCAGCATCTTGTCTTCTGGTGTTGGCACCAAGCTCATCCCCGCAAACTGGCTTGTCCCGGGCAGGGTCGCGCGTCTCATCATCAGTGGGATGACTACTACACCAACCCTCGGGGTAGGCACGGGCACGGTGCGGGTGAAATTCAACGGCACCACCGTGACTAGCGGTGTAACCTCCGGGCTCCTAGGCAACCTGAACAACGCCAACTTCCGACTTGCGCAGACGATTACTTGCCTCACGGCTGGACCTGCCGGGACTGTGGTGATTGCAGGGTCGGTGGACTATGTTACGGGGCTGAACTTCCAGCGCTCATCTGCACCCCTCAATTCAATCTCGACAACCGTGAACACAACGCTTGATACAGTCATCGATGCCTCTTGGCAGTGGGGCGCTGGCCTTAGTGGGCACACTGCAACGACATTGGCTTGCACGCTGGAGCTTCTGCCGGTTTCTTAGCAAATATGGTAAGCTTAATTGTTGCCTAAACCTCCTCTAAATGGCGACCGCCCCCGGCTGTTGAGCTTGCGCTCCGGCCGGGGGTTTTGGTTTAGCTGGTAGACTGGAGTAATGGCGAATCCCGGGGTGTATCCTTTCGTGATCAGTGACCCACCGACTGATCTTCAGCTGCTGCGCGTCCTCATCTCGGACGACTCTCCGACCGCCACGGCGGACCCGATTCTTGGCGACTATCTGTACGTCAGTGACGCGAGCGCGCTTGCGCTGCTTAGCCTTGCGGGTGGCAGTATCCGGCTTGCTGGGGCCGCGCTGTACGAGAGCCTCGCCGCGACTTTCGCCATGACCCCCGATTACCGGCAGGATGACCTACAGGTTTCCCCATCCAAGAGTGCTGACTTCTTCCTGAAGCTTGCGGCCCGATGGCGTGAAGAGGATGCGCTGGCTGGTGGTGAGGATGAGTTCCTTATCGGGCCGACTGGCTTTGCGGACTGGTCGCACCCGATTTGGCCTGAGGGAACACCGAGGCCCTACCTGTGGTAATTCAGATTAGTGTAGATGTCACAGCGATGGCGGAGAGAATGCGCCCGGCTATTGAATTCTGGATGACCGGGTATATCAAGATCGTTGAGCCCGAGCAAAACTCCGGGGACTTCAACCGCTTTGACAACTCCGTCACCGGCGATGAGCCTGAGGTTGTGTGGGAAGGTAAGGCTCGCATCCAGCCGCTCAAGGGTGACCGCGATTCAGATGCTGGCTACCAGGAAAAGAACATTCGTACGGTGGAATTCCAGCTTCCTTATGATCCGGCCGGGCAGGGTTCCATCCGGAAGGGCCAGCAGATTATCGTTGTCGATGGTGGAGAAGACCCGACGCTTGAGGGCTTCCAGTACGTCATCCAGAACGGCATCAACAGCTCTGGCATGTGGACGCGAACTGTCATGGCGACTTCTGACATGAGCGCGCCTGAGGTGAACTAATGGGTGCAAAGTGGGCTCGTGGAACACTTGAGGATTTGGCGAACAATCTCCGTGGCATCCCCGTATCCAGCGTGAGTCGTTTGCAGAACCAGATGGAATTCATCGCAGAGCAGGCCGCTCAGGGCATGCAGGAGCGCATCACTCAAGCCAAGACCGTCACCGGTGAGGATCGTGTTGCTCGTGGCGAGGGTGAGCACGCGGGCCGTCGCGTAACAGATACCATGATTAATGCCATTGATCACAGGGTTGCATCCCCGGCCCCGAGTGTCATCAATGCCGAGGCGGGCTTCCTTGGCCAGTACGAAGAGTATTTCGGCTTCCAAATGTTGGGCACTGAGCACATCGTCGGGGTCCAGGCCATCAGGGACGAGGGCGCTTTGATGCGGGATAAGGTTAAGGCGGCTAGTCAGGATATGATTCAGGACGCCGCCCGACAGATTGGACGAGGCTGATGGCGCTTGATCTTTACGCAGTACAGCAGTCTATCAAGGCACACATCCAGAGCGAGTTTACAACCTATCGGGTGCATGAGGGTGGGCTTCCTGACGATGCCACATTGCCACGAGTTAACGGCAAGCTGGTCAACTACATTCTTTTGATGTGGGGCAGCATTCAGCTTCGCCCCGGTGGGGGAGCCGTTGGTGGCTCCCGGTGGGAAGACTACTTCTCTACAGTGGACATCTTCATGGTGGGCGAACGCGAGAACGATGCGCGCTCGGGGCTCTCCCTAGTGGTAGACCGCCTGATTGGCTGGCGGCCCGAAGGCGGCGGGGCCATGGACCCTCGCGGCGGCAGCGGTAGTCTGGTCACTCGTAATTCTCAGGGAAACGTCACCGCCTACTTGCCGAACCAGAGGTTCACATTTAGCGTCAATACTGATGATGTTGCCGGGTACATTCCAGTTCCATAGCTGGAAATATGGTAAAAGTCAAGCTATCTGCTAGAATAGATATATGGCTGAAACCGACCTCATCACCACGTTGAACCTTGTCAACGGACAGGTGGCTAAGAACCCTCGCAACTACCTCGATGTCTATGACAATCTGGTTGAGGTTGCCGAAGATACCAAGTCATTCTCCCCGACTAAGTACAAGGCCATGTCTAAGTCCGAGTACATCGCTTGGGCTGAGGAGAAGGCTGCGCGCCGCGCCTCCGAAGAGAAGGCTGACGAGAAGGCTGCTGCTGACGCCGAGGCTGCTGCGAAGCAGGCTGCTGCTGATCAGGAGAAGGCTGCCAAGGACGCGGCTGAGGCCAAGGATGCTGAGGACGCCAAGATCGCAGAGCTTGCGGCTAAGCCCATCGATACTGACACCAATTTTGCCGTTGCTTCTGACGACACTAAGACCGCTAAGGATGCCAAGTAGCAATACTCAAGCATTCAGCTCTAACCAAGCCCCCGTGGATATTTTAATCTGCGGGGGTTTTGTTGTTCCCCTGTGTTATTCTATTTATATGGGAAGAAAAGCGGGATGGAATCATGGCACAACTAGTGGCTATAACAAGCACAAATGCCGGTGTGAAAGCTGCAAGCAAGCGTACCTTGCTTACCGGGATAGGCTAAAGGACCGATCATCTGTGGCGAAGGGCGCATATTGGCACGGGACCGAGACGGGTTACACCAATAGAGGATGCCGCTGTGAGCCATGCAAGCTTGCAAAAAGTTCTCGCGGTAAGGCTGAATACGCTAAGAGGCCGAAAAAATCAAAGGCAGGTCAGACTTGCCTGAATCCAGATTGCTTGGGGATAATCACCAGAAAAGATTGGTGCACTAAGCACTACCACGAAAACAGGATGTCTCAGCCCGGCTATACAGATAGAGTATCCAAGGCTATCGTGGTTGGGAAGCCAGCAATTGACGGCTACAAATATGTGATGTACTTCGACCCGAGTCGAGGCAAGAGAGTTGGAAAGCTTCACCACCGCTGGGTTATGGAGGAACACTTAGGCCGTAAATTAGAACGCTCTGAGAATGTTCATCACATTAATGGCGACCGCGCTGATAACCGTTTAGAAAATCTGGAGCTTTGGAATACTTACCAGCCAGCTGGCCAGCGGGTTGAGGATAAAATTGCGTGGGCAGAACATATTCTAAACCTTTACGCGCCGCACAAATTGGTGTAAATTTCAGCCTCTGTGGTAAGATTGAATTATGAACTTTTCCACGGCGACTAAGGCACTCGCCCATCTTGAAGGGGTGATGACTTATCGCTAACGACCGTTTGTACCGGCTGGGTGTACGCGTGGACCTGTACGAGCCCGAGGCTATCGCGAACTTTGCGGCACCTACAACTGCCGAGCTGAACAACGCCGCGCTTTCGTTCAACATCACTTGCGCGCTGTGGGAGGACGACACCGAGTTTACGCTGGGTGACCCTGACACTGACGATGGCCTGACGTTCTGCACCCTCGCTGGTACGCAGACCCCGACCTTCCTCAACCCGACCGTGACTCTGTCAATCCTTCGGGACAAGGACCGTACGGCTGCTGGAATCTTCGATGGTGCACTCCAGCGCCTCATGTTTGCGGACTGCAACTACCTCGCCGTTCTGCGAGTTGGCAAGGCGTCTGACGTTGTGTACGCGGTTGGCGACAAGATCAAGATGGTCGATGTCAAGACGGACCAGCCTCAGGACGTGGTTGGCGCTACGGACAATGCTCGACTGACCAACGCAACGCTGCCCAACGGCCGCACTAACTGGAACTACTCGCTGGCTAGCTAGCAGACAAAGGATAAGGGAAAAAACTCATGGTCGATGTTCGACTTGCAGCGTCTGGAGCGATCCGGCTTCGCTGGTATCCTCAGGGTGCGTTTGTTAACTACAAGGCCCCCACGGTCGCGGAGCTTAACGCTGGCACCAACATTGCGGACGCGGTTTCTTGGAACGATTACAGCTTCGGTCTTCAGGCATCTAACACCTCGGATGACCCGGCGATCACGAACAAGTCGAACGTCCAGACTCGCGGCGCGACCCAGTTCGGCGGAACGCTCAGCTTCTACTACCCGAAGGTTTTCGGTGACACCACCAACATCTTCAACACCGCGTATGAGCTTCTGAAGACGCCTACTACGTATGGTTACATTGTCACCTCGATTGATGGCGACCTTAGTGCCAACACGACCCCGCTCTACACCAACGGCGCGATCATCAACTTCGCTGACGGCGGCTTCGCGGACTACCTGAGCGTTTTTAAGGTTGTCACTGGTGGTTACACTGAGTCGATTGTTGGCGAGGAAGCTTTCCGCTACTCCGTTAACTTCTTGAGCCAGGGCGAGGTGTCTGTTTACACCGTGGCACGAACTGCTGCGGTCACCGTAGTCGCCTCCCCTGCAACCTCTTCGGGTACTATTGCTGGCAACAAGTACGTTCAGCTGAACGCAACCGCTAACGGACGCCGCTATACCCGTGGCATGGTGTGGAGCACGAGCAACCCGACTATTGCAACAGTCTCTGGCAACGGTGTCGTGACTCGGGTCGCGGTTGGAACTGCTACGATTACGGCCACATTCCCTGCCACTGGCGCGAGTGCTACCGTTGCGGTGACCAACACGTAACAACCAAGTTTCCAAGCTGCTACCTTGGGATTCAAAAGGCCCCTGAACTTATAGGTTTGGGGGCCTTTTCTTGTGCTATGCTTGATTCTAGAGGTTAGAGGATTCTAGGAGATATATACATGACTGACGAGCGCACCCCGCAGGAGCTGGCCGAAGAGGCCCTCAGGATCAAGCCCTTCCGCTTCCTTGACGCGATTCAGGGCCGGAGCTATGCAGAGGTAGAGGTTCCTGTTTACCTTGACGAGGTTGCCGTTCTGCCCCTTGTTGAGCTGGATGAGGAAATTGGTCAGGTGAACCTGAAGATCGACCAGCTGGCCACGCAGGTTGCATCGGGCATTAAGTCGGCTTCCAAGGCTGCCGATGAGCTGCCGAAACTTCAGGAGGAGCTTGCCTCGCTGGAGGCGAAGCGTGCTCCGCTGGTTGAGAAGATTCAGTCGGGCAAATACATCATTACCGTCCGCGGTTTTGACAAGAAGCTGTCAGAGGCCGCACTGGAAACCTCTAAGGCCGAGTATCCCATCGAGTACGACGAGTATTTCAACCCCGTCACCGGAAAGCGGGAGAAGACTGAGGTTGTTAACGCGGCTCGGAACCGGCTATACACGAACCTCCTGTGGCAGCTGCACATCGTCAAGATCGCTGCCCCTGATGGCCAGTATGAGACTAGCCCGGCGCTTGAGACCGTCGCGGCACTTCGCACGGCACTGCCCGACGCTTCCCGGTTCCACCTTGAGCAGGCTATCGACAAGGTGAAGCTCTCGGTAGACTGGTATGACGGACTTGCGGACGAGGTTTTTTTAGCCAAGTCTTAATGGAGGATGAGAACCGGCATTTCGATACGCACATCGTTGCGGCAATCGAGGCAAGGCTCCCTCCGAAGATGCTGATACTTAACGATCCTAGTCACACCAGTTATGACATCTGGGATTTGAAGCTGATCAAGGCGCATACCTTCCTGTCCCGGATGATGGATGGCAACTACCCGATCTACTGGACCGAAAGCAAGCGTGTCGATTGGACCGTGGAGCGCAAGATTTCACGGCCCGATGCGGCCATGGATCGCGCACAGCAGGCAGAGGCCAAGAAGATTGAGAACGGCGGCAAGGGCGCCAAGCCAGAACCGGGTCTACGTTTCCTGCTGAAGCCCCGCGTGCTCGATGGCGGCCCCATGCCTACACTTGATGAGTACCTGAAGAGTAAGAAGCCAGCGGAGTCCTCGACTCAGGAGCTTCCGGAGGGTGCGGGCACTGTGGTGCGGGGCAAGTTCGGTGGGGATGTTTTTGTGCCGGGAAACAGCGAAAACCTCACACGTTCTGACGATGAAGGTGTAGAATAGCTGCATTTTTGACTGGTAGACTAGATAGATACATTAGTGTACTATTTAGGGGCGTGACAAGCATTGGCTGATGAAGAGAAGGTCATCCTCTCAGCTGATGCTAGCCAGTTCGTAAAGGGTTTTCAGGACGCGGCCAAGGCTGCCGACTCCCTCAGCAGCCTAGTCGGGAAGACGGACGCCGAGCTTTCTGGGCTTGAGAAGGTAGCGCAACGGAGCGGTTCGGCCCTCCGTAAGCTTTCGGGCGAGTTCAAAGACGTTACGACAAACACCAGTGCTGGTGCTAGCGGATTCCAGAAGTACGCAGCTGCTGCGGCGGATGCGACTCGCCAGATCAATGCCCTTGAGTCTGCTCAGAACAAGATCAGCACGCGCTCACTTTCTGAGGTCACGGTCCCTAGCGAGAGTTCGCTGGGGCGGAACTCCGCTGGTCAGTTCAGCAGGGCTAGTGTCAGCAACCTGTCTGACGGCGAACTCGCTTCCATCCAGCAAGCCTACAAGCTCCAGCGGGAAACTCTTGAGTCCGTTGTGGCCGAGGAGGTCAAGCGCCGCGAAGCTACCCAGAAGAGTGTCGCTGAGGCCGAGAAGCTTCTCCAGGTCGAGAAGGAGATTCAGGCCGCCGCCGCCCAGAAGACTACGGCGGATCAGGATAAGAACTACGCTGATTACCTCTCACAGCAGGAGCGGGCCATTGGTGGCGTTGCCACCGCCAACAAGCTTCTTGCGGATCGGCAGGATGGCGCCTTCAAGTCGCTCGTCCAATACGGCAGCTACAGCAAGACCGTCAACGCGGACCTTGCTAACCAGCGTTACGCCCTGTATGATGTGGCCACAACCTACGGCGTCATCTCTGCCGCCCTCCTTGGGGCATCTGCCGCTGTAGTTACTACTGGGGCAAGCTTTGAGACGGCGTTCACCAACGTCGAGCGTACCAGCACGGGCACGGCTGAGCAGATCGGGGAAGTGCGTGATTCCCTCGTTGACCTCTCCACCACCATCCCCATTGCCTTCGGAGAGCTTTCCAGTATCGCAACCCTCGGTAACCAGATCGGCGTTGCCCAGGATCAGCTGATCGGGTTCACCGAAACCGTTGGCCAGTTCTCGGCAGTCTCGGGGATTTCGGTCGAGACCAGCGCCGAGGCTTTCGGGCGTCTGAACGAGCTTCTCCCTGACGTTAATGGCAACTTCGAAGCACTCGGCTCTGCGATTGAAAAGGCCGGTCTTAACGCTGCGGCAACCGATGCGCAGATCATTAGCACCGCCCAGCAGATTTCCTCCTACACCAGCCTTGCCGGTATGGGTGCAGCTGAGACGGTCGGACTTGCGACAGCCTTCGCCTCCCTTGGTGTCGCGCCCGAAGCTGCCCGTTCTGCCGTGAGCACCTTCTTCAAGGAGGTCAACTCGGCCAGTGCCAACGGTGGCGAAGCGCTCGACAGGTTCGCCAGCTTCTTGGGCACTACTCAGGAAGGCTTCCAGCAGCTTCTTCGTGACGACCCTAGCGCTCTCATTGAGAGCTTTGCCGCCTCGCTTGGGACTCTTAACGCCGAAGAGGCAACCCAGACCCTTGAAGCTCTCGGCCTTGAGGAGCAGCGAGTATCTGCTGCATTCCTGAAGCTCTCGGGGAGCACGGGAGTTCTGACTCAGGCGAATGTCGATGCTGCGATTGGTTTCGAGCAGGGCACTGAGCTTGCACGACAGTTCGGGTTCGTTGCGGACGATCTGAACTCCCGCTTCATTGTCCTTCAGAGCAGCATCGCAGCTTTTGCAGACTCGATCAGTGCTGGAATGCTTCCCGGGGTTTCTGAGGCTGTACTTGTGGCTACAGAATTTGTCAACCAGCTGCGCGCGCTTGCGGAGACCCCTGCTGGTCAGGTCATTACCACCGTGGCCTTTGCGGTGACCACCCTCGTCGGCGCGATGATCGCCCTTCAGGCGGCACAGGCTCTGGCTACGGCTTCTACCTTTGCACTCACTCAGGCCCAGATTGGACTTTCCGCTGCTGGAGGTCGGGCGGGCGTCCTCGGCCTCATTGCCCAGCTTATTCCAGGGCTCGTGAGTTACAAAGCTGGTGCCGATGGCGCCACGGTAGCCACATACTCCCTACGCGCTGCATTTGCTGCTCTCGCGCGGGCGACGGTGATTCTTGCAGTTCTTGGCGTTGCCGCTGAGTACATCTTCAACTTCCATGAGGCAATGGCGTTCACTCAGGATGTTATCGCGAACCTGATACCGTTCCTGGGGGCCTTCGCGGGTGGAGTTGCATTTGTTGCCGAGGCGCTTGTAAACGTCGCCAATATCGCTGCCGATGCAAACCGCTTCATCGCAGGTATCGCATCTAGCCTCGGCATCTTCACGGGGATTCTCGACGCGGCCTACGGTGCGCTGACGGGAACCAGTCAGGCGCTTGGAGGACTGGCCAGCGGTGCCAGACTGGTAGGCGATAATGTCGATGCGACACAGAAGATTTTCCGCGACATGGCCAACGTGGAACGTGAATTCAGCAAGGCGACCGATGGGGTTACTGACTCCACCTCGGGTGCCGCCCCTGAAATCATTAACATGGGCGGCGCTGCCCAGTCCGCTGGCAAGGATGCTGATGACGCCTCCAAGGGTGTTGACAAGCTCTCCAAGTCTGTCCGGACCCTCAAGGACTACGCCTCTGACGTAACTGGCGTTCTGGACCGTGTGTTTGAGATTGAGTTCGGCCCTGAGGCGGCGCGTGATGCTGTCTCGAAGATTCTCAAGGACATCCGCAAGGACTTCGACACTACGGCTAATGATCTTGAGGGATCGCTGGATGCCATCGGTTCCGCATGGATTGATCTTGAAGAAACCCAGGAGGCCGAACGCCAGAAGGTCAAGGACTTGTCCGACTCGCTGGTTGACTACCAGACTAAGGTCAACTCGCTCCGGGCCGACCTTGCAACTCTGGCCGCTGACCGTAGCATCCAGGAATACTTCCTTAGCGTAGCGAATGCGTTCGGTGACGACCTCCGTGCGGGTGAGATTACTGCCAACATTGGCGAGATTGATGCCAAGGCTGCCGAGAAGATTCAGCAGATCGCTGAGGCCAACGATAAAGCCGCAAAGAGTGCGGCGGACCTTGCTCAGGCTCAGGCAGATGCGAGTGTTGGGACTGAGGGCAACAGCAAGACGGCCATCAAAAACCGCAGCACTCTCCGCAACCTTGTTGGTAACTACAACACCTATATTGCTGGGCTTGTCGATGCCGGAGAGTCTACTGAGGCTGTAGCCGCAGCTACAGAGCAGTCTCGCAAGGAGTACATCGAGCAGGCAACTGCCATGGGGTTCACGGTCAGCGAGGCAACCAAGTACGCTGACTCCATTGGTGACGTGAGTACGGTTATTGACGGGAACAGCACCGCCGCTCTGACGAACCGGGGACGTCTGCGCGACCTCAATGGTGCAGTCGCTGATTATGCCGGGGCTCTGATCGCTGCGGGCACCCCGATTGGCGATGTCACGGGTAAGATTGAGGGCCTGACTGGCAAGATCGATACTCAGCTGGGGAAGTTCGGTTTTGCCGCGACCGACGTGGACAAGTATTCGTTCTCGGTGCGGACCCTCCGTGATGTGCTCGCGACAGTCAAGCCCGACCTGACCGTCAAGTTCAGCAAGGATGCTGCCACCACTGCAATCAACGAGTACATTGCCAAGCTGGAGGAGGCCGACCGCAAGGCCGCATCGGTTGGTGGAAAGACATACACCAGCCCGACGTTCACTGACAAGTATTACCTAAAGAAGATCGCTGAAATTGACCCCTCTGATGTAGGCATCACCCGCAAGGCACTTGACATTAAGAACCCTGACGGTCTCATCCTCAGGGGTACGGGTCTGTACGAGCAGGTCGCGTACGCAGAAGGTGGCTATACTGGTCCAGGGGGGAAGTATCAAGAGGCTGGCATTGTCCATGCGGGCGAGTTCGTCATGGACGCCAAGGCTACGGCTGGCAACGTGAGCCAGCTCTACGCCCTCCAGTCGGCGCTGCGCAATGGTCGCCGCTTCGACTCGGGCGGCTTCGTTGGCTCCAGCGCTTCGGGTTCCACATTCGGCATGGGAATTGTCGAGCTTGGCCCTAAGAGCATGTCCGTGCTGCGTGAAGCTGTGGGCCGTGAGCTTGCGGTATACTTGGGTGATAGAGAAATCGCTGATGCAGCCAATCGCGGCAACGCTCAGCAGAACTCGCGGGGAGCTTTCTAATGGCAGTTGACACTAACGGCAAGTGGTACATTGGCACTGACCAGTACCAGACCTGGGCACCCGCACCTTCCTCGGGGATGCAGCGTGCCCGCAGTCGCTATTCGGCCAGCCTTGAGTACGAAAACGGCGGCTCCGGTGTGGTTTCCAGCTCCGGCTCCAGCCTCCGATATGGCATGGACTTTCCGGTTCAGGATGCGTCTCAGTACGATGGTCTGGAGATTTACCCGGAGCTTGCTGCTGGGCGCTACGGGACTGGCTGCGTCTACGTTGTCGATCCGCTGTGGATGGACCAGAACCTTTTCAATCAGGTGTGGGCAGAACCGGGTCTAATTCAGGCGGGCGCCAAAGATTTCACCAAGACGAGTGCTAATGACACCTCAGTCACCTTCTCCAGTGCTACCAATCCCTACGGAAAGCCAAGCGTCAGCGCGCAGTTTTCGCTCACGGGCGCAGCTAATGCCAAGCACGGCAGGTCGTTTAAGTTCATCATTCCCCCTAATTACTCTCTCTACCTTGGCGGGTCTGGTTCAACCACAGGTACCGCTGTGTTGCGTGCTCAGTCTTCAGCTATTGGCGCTGGTCTGACCAACGACGCGATCAACCCGTCCCCGCAGGTGAACTCCAACGGCTATGTCACCAACGGGATGCTTGCCACAGGGCGGGTGGCGGGCGCTGGTGTCGGCGGCGGTTACGGCTTCGTCGGTACCGCTGGCGTGACGCAGAACAACGCGTTCAACGGTGCAGGGTTCGGCAACACCTCCTCCGCGCGCGACATCGGAGTCACGCCGGGCCAGACGGTCTACCCGTCAATGTACGTGAAGGCCAACCACGCACGCTCGACCAAGTTCCGGTACACGTTCTGGGACGCAGCGGGCGTCTCTCTCTCGACCTACTACGACACCATGACGGGTGTCGATCTGGTCGCCAACGCCTCGCACGTTCGGGTGGTCGGGTCGCCTCAGGTGGCTCCTGCTGGTGCTGACCGGATGCAGATACTTGCCGTGCGCGCCGATGGTCTCCCGTGGGGGGGCACCCGCACGAACCTGATCCTCGACCCGCAGGGCTACAACGCCACGAACTGGAGAATTGCGAACGGAACGTCGTCGTCTGTGTCAGGTGCCGCTCTTGGCGCGGCCAATGCCCGGCGCGCGACATGGACGGCAGCGGCTACGGCATCAATTCTGTCCTCGGTCGCAGGAACAACGATCCTCGCGAACACGAGCTACGCCGTTTCAATCACTATTGTCTCCTCGACCGATCTGACAGCCGCGACCGTGGCGTATCGCCCGACTTGGAATAGCAGTACCGGCGGCGTGAACATCGCGACCAACGTCACGTTTGTTGCGGGTGTGCCGCAGACGTTCACGGCGGTGATCAACACGGGCGTGACTGCGCCGACTGCGACGGCGGGCATCTCGATCATCGCGACGAACGGAATCACCGCGGGCGGCACTCTCGATGCGTCAATCGCGCACTTCGAGGCGAGCACGGTCGTTCAGGTGCCATTCGACGGGTCCACCATTGAGACGGGCCGCACGTTCGCCTGGACGGGCACCGCGAACGCGAGCACTTCGACTCGCAGCGGCGACAGCCTTACCGTGGACCGCGTAAGCACGGCTCTTGGACCGTATTTTGACGGTAGCGCTGAATTCCCCGGAGCGACATGGACCGGTGCCGCTTACGCATCAACAAGTGTCCTGACCTACTCGAATACTGACATCTCGCTTTCTGCTAACTCCGCAGCGCCGTCATTCACCACAACGCTTAGTGGTAACCTTTATAAGTACGTGGATGTCTACCTTACCCGAACCTCTACGGCTGCATCTACTGTAACATTGAACAGCCTATGGGCGCAGATTCTCCCTGATGGAGTGGCGCCATCCCTGACGCGGCATATCCCCGGCAAGGGTGTTGCCGGTATGCGCTTCTCTGGAGACGCCATTCCTGAGGAGTACATCATGGCAGATCGTCACCTCATCGGCCTGAGTGCAGAGCTGACCGAGACGGAACCTTGGGAGTACCTCTAGATGGCTGACTCCGGAATTGGCATTGTCAAGAGTGGCCCCGGAGACCAGTTCGGCCCGATCTTGCCCGGCTGGAGTTCCAAGAACGACGCAACGCCGCGAGTCATTGGTAACAGCTCTGGCTCCACCGGTGACTTCTCCTTCTCCACTGGCCCCTCCACTGACATCGAGTTCCTGGCTGGGGAGTCTTACATTGCAACGCACCCCAGCCTTGGCAGCGTTTCCGGCAGGGTCATTCAGGCCACTAGCAATGGAGCGGACCTGACGAAGGCGGGTGGCAATTTCAGTGGAGGTAACGCACTTTCCCCGCTGAGTATTGAAGTGGTTACGACCGCAATCGGTGAGCGGGCCTTCGGCACCGCAGTCGGAGGTTTCCGCAGTGGTGTCGGTGCCACGTTTGCTTCGACGCTTACCGGTATCGAGACTGATTCAGCGGGGAACGCTTACACTATTGAGGCCAATGCTACCGGCTCTGCACCGGCTAAAATTCAGAAGTTTGGCCCGAGCGGGGCACTGCTTCTCTCCTTTACTATTCCCACTGGGGATGCTACTGGCAGCGTCTATTACTACCCGAAGATTGCGGTGGATGGATCACAAAACATCTATGTAGCCTCCAGTTTGCAGGCCACCGGCGCGCGGGTAATGAAGTTCAACTCTTCCGGCGTTTACCAGTCTACTTTTGGCAACACTGGCACGGGTTCGATATCCGTGGGTACTGTTATTGCCGCAATGTCGTTCTCGCCGGTGACTGGCTACCTGTACATTGCCAACGCGCCTTCGGTGAACTATCCCGGGCAGAGCATCGGCATCCCGGCAGATATCGTAAAGGTATTCAACCCAGCCACGGGTGCGTTTGTTGCAAATATCGGGGCACCCGGCTCTGGAGATGGCCAGTTTGATTTCCGCGACCTGCCAGCAGATATTGCAATCGCACCCAACGGCGACATTTTCGTTATGCAGACTTTCGCTTCTAACTCGCGGCTGACTCGCTTCGACTCGGCGGGAACTTTTGTCAGCAGGGTTTCCATTAGTCAGGCTGGCCCCTTCTCCATAGTCAACCCGTCGAGCATCACCGTAAACTCCAAGTACGTCTACATGACCTCGGGCTACAATTCAACTGGCATTGTCAGAGTTTTCGATTACGCTGGGAAGATCATTGCGGGAAACCTTGTGGCTTCCTACGATTTCAATGTCACGTCTCTGCCACCGGCAGGAGCGATGGCGCCTTACCAGATTGGCGGCGTAACGACCGCCAACTCGGCCTCGCAACTGGTCAGGTTCGTTCCGGGCAGCAATTTCTTCTGGGTTATTGACAATAATGTGTCAAACGCGGGTACTATCAGTCGAATCCAACGCTTGCAGTACACAGAGTCCACCCTGTCTTCGGTCCTTGGCAGCTACTTCCAGAAGGCCGGAATCAACAGCTACAGCTACACGGCAAGCACTGATCCGATTGCTCCGGTTGCGGCTTGGCAGGGTGACCTGTGGGAACACATTAAGCAGCTATGCTCTGCCTATAACGTTGAGATTGTCGTTCTGGGAGGTGTGATTACCGTCCGGGACTGCCTGACGGCGACTGCAACGCTAGACAATGCACGGGCTGGATCGCTGACCCTTGACATGGACCTCAGCTCATCTGCTTCGTCCATCTCTGTAACGAACTATCAGGCTCGCTCTGGTAGTGGAACCTTGTGGAATTCATCTCTTGATAACAACGTCTTGAGCGTGGACGTAAACGAGGTTAAGACTATAACTATCCAGACGACGAACTACCCGATTTCCATTCTCCAGCCGACTCGTGGGACAACTATTCCTGTTGCGGATGGCGAGTATTGGATCATTGCGAATGACAACCTGCCAGTTGTCCAGTCCCAGTGGGAGTCTTACGGCGGGCGCGTGTCTGTAGCCATGAACACTAAAACCCCCGGTGCTATCGATATCACCCTTACCGGCCCGAGAGCAATCCCCGGGGTGGCTGGCCCCTTCTACTTCGCGGCCTCGGATGGATCGACCAAATACCCGCAGTTCTCTATTGTTGGCGTGGGCATTTTTACGCAGCCAGTACAGGTTCTTCTCCCCACCGGGGCTGACCCTGCCATGTCTCCCGCCTCGGAGCCGCGTAAGATCGATAACATTGGGGTTACCAGCCTGAGCAGGGTTTACGCAACCGCTGGCCGGGCGCAGAGCGTGGCGAGCGGTCCTGCAATATCCCTCAGAGCGACTATCCCTAGCGTTGAAATCGGCCAGTTCGGTTATTCCGCGGGTGCTGTTGTTTCTTTCAGGAATGCTAAGTACCGCATTAGAACTATCAGTGCGGGCAACGAGTGGGCCACTTTGACCCTGGAGCCTTGCACGACCTACTCGGACTACGACGCCAAGAACCCCACGCAGACCTACGGGCAGGCGACTGGCTTTTGGTTCAACAAAAAGTACAAAGATTCGAAGATTAAGCCACTTTTGTAGGGTAGGATATATAGATATGGCTATTAATGGAGTACAGGCAAGCCCCCCGGAGCAAATGGCCAACTGGGTTCGTGAGGTTGAGGCGGTCCTTGAAAGCCAGCGCCGCCAGATCGAAGCTCTGCAAACTCAGGTGAGGAACTAATGCCTTCAGATACTACCGCTGCCGGTACGGGCACGCATGCAATCTCTTTCGCCACGAACGGTGACGACTTTGATGTACCCGCAACCACGGCACTTCTTGCCCAAAGCGTCGATGCTGCGCTGACTCTGAACGAGGGAAGGCGACAGGGTTACAACTACCGCTGGGCGAACGATTCGGAGCGTGCGGCCCAGACCGGGATGCGCGCTGGTGATACGGGTTTTCAGGTTGACACGGGGTTCTACTACACCCGAGTTGGCGGTTCGTGGAAGCGTTCAGGCGCTACCAATTACCAAGTCAGCAGCACATTTACTGTAGGTGGTGTCACAAACTTTGGCAGCGGTGGTAGCCGCGTAATGAACTGGATACCGACTTCTCCGTACACGATCAGCTACCGTGTTGCTGTAGGCATGGGTTCAGGTTCTAGTGGGTCAGGCCAGTTGTCAATACCAATGCCAACTGGGATAACCTTGGCCGGTGGTGGTGAGCATTCGTTGGCCCTAAAGTTCTACGCTGGCGGTCTTGGTGCGGACCTTTTGGGCTACGCGAATAGCACCACAGGGAGTAGTTTCAACCTGTACACCCCGACCTCAGTCTCTACCACAGCGATCAGCGGAGCAGACTTTCCCCGTCTAGGGACTGGCGGCAACTTTAACGTAAATGGTACCCTATTTGTTGACGGCCTGTAAGCTGGTAGACTAGATAGTACACTAACTATCGATAGGGTCTTCGTTGTTTTCGTCTATCTCACGAGCTTTCACTAAGCTGTTCGAGCGCTCTATTTGGGCAGACGGAGCAATCCCGGCAGGCGACCGCAAGCTCCGCTCCCTGAAGCGCCTGTGGCTCCCGATTTACGACCTCGGGCTAGTCTGGATGGGGCTCTCCGCAATTCGCAGCGGCGTACCGGCATTCGAGGAACTCCTACCCTCGCTGGTCGCTGACATTCTTGGCTACCTTCTCATCCTCATCGCAGTTCTGTGCCTCGTCGGAGTTTCCTTCCCTAGGCTTCACGCTCTGGAGACGGCCTCCAAGACGATCCTCGTATCGATTCTCTCGCTATACTTCGTATCCTTGAGAGTCCTCATCACCCCGGAAAGCAATGGAAGAGACACTATCTCCATCGTTGTTCTGCTGGCCATAATTCTTCCTCTGTTCCGCCTCAGTATTCTGGGTGGTGAAAGCCGTGATCGTCGCGATCAGGAGGAGTTTTTACGGTCGCTTGGGAGTAACGAGAAGTGAATTGGTGGGAACTGCTCGGCGGTGGTGGCGTAGGTGGCCTACTCGTCGGCATACTGGTTTATAGAGCAGCAAAGCGGTCTAACAAGACGACCGAGAGGGTTGCTTCGCAGAATGAGCTACAGCTTCGGTTCGAGGGCAGTATTGAGCTTCAGAAGATGATCCAGAACACGGTTGACGCTGCGGTCAATAAGGCCCTTGAGGAGCCCAATCGGCAGATCACCGAGATGCGGGTGGAGTTTCAGGCCGTCACTCGACTTCTGGATACGACCAAGGATGTCATTCGCCGCTACATCCAGCGTCTGTACTTCTGGGATGAGAACGGCCGGAGGGGTAAGATGCCTACGCCTTCTCGCGAGGACAGTCAGCTTCTGGACATCGTTGACATCGAGTATGACACTCTCGGGCGGACCCGGATCGATGAGCTTATTGAAGAGGCCAAGGCTCATGAGCATGATGAGGATATCCAGCAGTAGCGTATGCTAAGCTGATCTGAACCTTTAGAGGAAAGAGGGCCAGTCTTGGCTAAAAGCGAATGTGCTACCTGTGTCTGGGAAAAGGCTACCGGCCGCAGCGTTGACACCTCAAAGTCAAAGATGGCTTGGGGTGACGAGATTGGGGTTTCTGAGGCGAGTATTAGACGCCACCTGAAGCATTCACCCGCCGCCGCCGTGAAAACCCCGGAGAACGGCGCACAGAGCGTCTCAGGGGATGTTTCCGGACCGTTCGAGCTTCCTGAATCTCTGGCAGGGCTGGCCAAGGCTGCGAGTTTCCGCGACCCCGAGACCGGTTCGTGGTACAAGGTGTCTTGGGATAGCAGCGAGCCCGCTTGGCCCTTGATCGAAAAGGCTGCGCCTGTTGAGGTCGTACTTTCGGGGGACCGGCATGAAGCTGCCCGCGATTCTGGTTACAATCTGGCGATCAAGTGCGCTGATACCCAGATAGGCTTCAGGACATTGGCAGATGGCACTTACGAAGAGTTCCACGACACACAGGCCATGGCGATCTTTGTAAAAGTTTGCCTCGCCTACCAGCCTGAAAAGATTCAGATTCTTGGCGACTTCCTCGATCTTCCTTCTCAGGGGCGGTGGGCTCAGGAGGCTGGCTTCGCTCTTACAACCCAGAAATCAATTGACACCGCCTACCGTTTCCTGTCCGAACTTCGCGCTGCGTGCCCAGACGCACAAATCGTTGTGATTGAAGGCAACCATGACAAGCGCATGCAGACCTTCATCGAAACTAACGCGCTGGCAGCTTTCGGGCTGAAGCAGGCTTCTCTCCCCGGCTCTTGGCCGGTCATGTCCTTGCCCCATCTTCTTCGCCTTGAGGAGATTGGTGTCGAATACGTGGACGCCTACCCGGCCGCGACGGAGTGGGACAACGGCACCGTCCGGAACATTCATGGAACTCGCTCGAACAGCAGTGGCTCCACAATGGCCCAGTATTCTAGCGAACTTCCCCATATCTCTACTTGGGCTGGTCATACACATCGCGCGGAAATCGTCTACCGGACCACTATCGGCGCTTACGGTGAACGTGTTGATTCGTATTCGGCAAATCCCGGAGTCCTTTGCCGTATTGATGGCACGGTTCCCGGAGTCCACTCGGGCCAGCACATTGATGGCTCCTCTGCCCGGATCGTGGAGAACTGGCAGCAAGGTATTGGATTCAATTACTTCACACCCTCAGAGTCGATCCCTCACGTCTACCGGATTATCAACGGGAAATGCCTTATCGATGGCAGTATCTACTAAACGTATCTGCGTCTAGTCCGGACACAACAAAACCCCCAACGCCATGTTATCTGCGTTGGGGGTTTTGTTTTAGATAAGTCACCAGACCTTTCAATCAAACCAGCTTGGGACTTTCGTCACTTGGAGTTTGTCAAAAGGCTTGGTTACTCGATGGTGATGTCTACCGACTTATCTGCCGTAGCGGGTGTAACCTCGATAGCCTTACCAGCCACAAAATCAGCGTTGCCGATGGAGGTGAGGAGCGATGCAACCCCGGCAGCCGCAGTGATCGAAAGCGCAGGCAGCCACTCGAACTCAAGAACGCCAGTCACCCCAATCACAAAGTAAGCCGCAAGCGTCTGAGCCATAGTCTTGATGCCACGCTCGGCGGCACCCTTCCAGAAGGCACTTGTCCAGATCATGCTATTTCTCCTAAGGTTGTGCTACCAGTTTACCCTACTGGCAGCTGTCGCACTGAAGCTCATCCATCGGGTCGCTCGGGATGTAGTAGCCGTCAACTGAGGTTGTATTCTCGTTCAAATCTGTTCCTTATCTTGGTTCTTCGGAGTATCCATTCTACTCCTACTAGCTGACGAACGGCGGTTCGCAACTTTAGCAGCCTTCACTTCTGTTGTTACGTGGAAGGTGCTTCCGCAGCGGTATACGCGAATGTGCTTACCGTTTGCTCCGCTAGCCAATCTTGCTTGCTTTACCGAAGTGTAACCACGCTTTCCGCATCGTGGGCACTCCTGCCAGCTCACCGGAGATACTTTCGCATCGTGGGCAGATGGCCCCTATTCCTCAGGTTCACCAGCGCGTGGATGATCGAGTCGTTAACGTCCCTACCGTCGGTCCAGTTGGCATCAGAACCAGTCTTCCAAAGTCCATGTTCCTTGAGAACTCCGTCCATCATCCCCGCTGGCCCTTTGTCAGCCCGAGTCTGCCAGAATACCTGACTGGCAGTGTTGGCGTGCTTGATGAGGCCGATAACCTCGACCGCAGCCACGTCGTCCTCGCCAAGAGTGAAAGCCCCGCCGCTCTGGGGGATGAACCGTTCGACAACAAGCTCATCTGGCCAGACGAACTTGTCCCTTTTGATTTGATGTGACATCTCATCGAAACTGAGGACTGAGGCGTAATCAAGCCTGTAGGGAGCGGTTTCACCGTACCAGCCGTAGGAGACTCCGATTGCCTTGCCCGGGTCGATTGAGAGCAGTAAGGTCATTAAAAGTCCTCACTCTCTTGCAAATTTACCGCAGCCAGCGGGTTACGACCGTCTAGCCGGGCATCTGCATACTCTGCAACCGACTGTTGCATAGCAATAAGGCTACCTACTACAACTTTCCAATCTGGACCATCCCCAAATTGGGAGAAGAACTCGATATCTTGACGCAAGTCCATCAGGGACCAGCCTATGCCCAGATACATGAATTCACGATCAGCCCCGCCAGCACGCCAAGCCTTAGGAGTCTTCATTTTCCGCACCCCGCTTGGCCTTGACTGCATCTGCGAGAGTTTCAACCGCATCCCATGCGTCTTCCCAGCCGCTACCGAGCTTACGGGTTTTGAGTAAAGCCCAGACATCCTGTGCCTCAGTCTTCGTTAGACCGTTCGCCTTGAGCAGTGCCGCTAGTGCAATTGACTGGTCCATTACTTATCCTCCATCGAAATCTTGAGTAGCACCAAATACCCGATCAGGTCAGAGATGGTGTCCTCGTCTGCAAAATCTGTCCCACGGGCAAGCCTTGACAGTTTATCGTCAATGCGCTGTCGAATACCAGCATCTGCGTCCTCTTTGCTGAAAATGCGGATAGGCTCCAGCGCTGAGTTGCCGTAAGCCTTGTTTTTCTCCACGAGCATGGTTTCGATCTTACCCAGCTCCCACTTGACCTTATCGGGGAATGTAACCACCTCAAATGAAACAGTGTTCGAGTTATCAAACATGTACGTTCTCCTCAACAATTGCTTTCAACTTTTTCCACTCCACGGGCTGTCCGTTCAGCTGGCACCCCAGATCATTGACCGTGAACCTGTAGCCATGATAACCACCGGAAATCCAGCGCCAGACCTTGGCCTCTTCTTTCGGGGTCATGTACTCGGACTCACCAGCGACAAGCGTCCACCCGGAGTCTAGCGCGGCCTTGGCAATCTTACCCAAAGTTGACTGTGTGTTTATGCCACCGGTCTTGGTGCGCTTGATCACCGCATCCAGATCGACTTCATGCCCCGGGACGAGGATGAACTGCTTGGGCTTCTCGGCAACCAGCTTCTCGCCAGCCACCGTCTGCTTATAGTCCCTGAAGTATTCGTGCCAATTCTCGTAAGCCTCAGGCTTGCTGGGGTACTTAAGTTCGCTTCTCTCGTAAGTCATGTCCCGCCTTACTGGAAAATAGGTATCTTCTTGCCGTCATCGAACTTCATGTTCTTGGAGAAGTTCTCGACTGCCATCTGTCTGCGATCAACCTCTCGCACGTCTCCACCCATGATGCTCTGAAGCGTTTTCAAGACCGTGGTGGCACGAGGGTCCACCCGTGTACTCAAAACCCACGAGAGAGCCGCCTGTAGCCTCTCAGGGCTATCTGGGTCGCTCACCAAGGCGTAGTCTGTCAGTGCACTAGGAGCCTCCCGGAGAGCAAGAACCCGCCCCCAGACTTTTACGTCTAGAGGGCGGGGTATCACCTTGAAAGGCAGATCAAGTGCAGCCTTCGCTTCGCGGATCGCGTTCATATCCGATTCGCTGATGGGCCACGGGTGGATGTAGAGCGGTTTAGTCGCTTCCATCAGAACCTGCATCAGCGAACCAGTTCTCGTTAGACATCTCGAACCTCAATCTGCTGTGAATCGTTCAGCATGGCGATGGCGCTGTACTTGACGACTGTTCGCTTCTCCAGAGGACTGTAGCTAACATCCTCAACCTTTGCGATCCTCAGGGTTCCCATACCATCAACCCATCGAATCTCACTGCCGATATTGCTACGGGTCAGACCTCGTGCAGCAATCGAACGTGCATTCTTACTCATATATCCTCCTCAGGACTCTTTTCCAACGGTCTACTTAAGGTGAGTTCTTCCGGCGAGAAAAATCCGTCCCTGAAGCCATCAGTTACCAGAACTATATACATCGCCGTCCTTGGGCGGTACTCGGTTACAACACCCAACCAGCCATCGTAAAAATCCTCATCGGGGGTACTGGTCACAACATTATCGCCAATCTGGAACTTGATTTCACTCACCAGCTATCCCCACGCTTCTTCAGCGACCGGAACGGGTCGAGCTCTTTCGCCTCCCGGATGTCAAGCTCCGCTGCGTAAGTCTCGGCAATGTCAAGCTCATTCGCGGCAATAGCATGGTAACCCCCAGTTGTTGCCTTGCGGGATCGGCGCACCGCTTGCCTATACATCTTATTCAGGGTCCATTCCGAAATATACCGGTAGGGTCGTTCACTCATCGATTCAACTCCGTCCATCCGTTTGGGCTAGTAAACCAAATGCTTTCACCCTCAATCCCCATGGCGTTTAAGTGCAGAACGGCGTCCGCCCGATTCGGAAATGTCCTGAAGGCATTCCCATTCTTGACAGGATCACCCAGCGAAACGCCCCAGAGCAGGCGCTCCTCGGATGGTGAGCTTTTCATAGCGGAAAGCCTGCCCTCGGCTTCAGCTAGCTGAACTTCTAGATGAACAAGCCGGGCGGTCTGCTCGCCCAAGGCAACCCGGAGGTAGACGGACTCATCGGCCTCCCGGTAAGCATCCATTATGATTTTCTTCAACTCACCCTTAGCCCGGGTGGCGCTTTCGCTCCATCCACCGGCATCTATTAGTGCGGAATCAATCTGCTCGCTAGTCTTGCGTTCACTCATTATTGCGCTCCTCTTCACTCTTTGTCGTGAACCAACGTGTTTTCACCTTGGCCCCCTTAGTAATCTCCCACATTCTGCCCTGCTCCACAAGTGCCCCCAGCATTGGCGTCAAGAATCTCGGCTCGACATGCCCGAAGCGGCGCATGAGAACCTCTCGCTTCACCTCACCAGACTTGGAGTTGATGAAAGCCTCAACCTCGTCGCTCTGGCGCTGGAACTCAGAAGCTGAAATCTGGGAAGCAACCTTATGCAGATTGCCCACCCACTCCTCAGCTGCCTCAATCGCAATCAGGACATCACGCACAGTTGCTTCAGTACGACCCTCAGAGAGAGCCATGAGAGAAGCACACTTACGGATGGTTACACCCATGCGAACCAGCGAGGGCTCAAGAATATCCCAGTTGGGATCAGACTCGAACGCCTTGATCATCTTCCACTTGGCGTCCTGCAACCTTCTTGCGGCCTCCGGAGTGATGCGAACCGCCACCCGGTCAGTACCAGCCTCAGCACGCACCTTGCGCTTGCACAGCGTAACCTCAGCAGCCACCTGACGAGCATAAGGATCATACTCCTCCTCGAAGTATTCAGAGTCCGCATCCTCCTCAGCCTGAGACTCATAGGTCACGTTACGAGGGTTACCCACGACCCACTGGAAGCGCGCCAGGAACCCAGTGCCGAACAAGTCCCGGTCCAGAATGTCGGTCATGGCCTTGGGCGTGCCCATCAGGTCAACAAAGAAGAACGTACTGGCTGACTTGCCAGAGTTCTGCTTGTCTCCCTGCCTCAGGAACGGTGGGACCGTGCCGTCGTAAAGCTCAGCCAAGTCCTCAAGAAGCCCCGCTTGGTAGTCCTGAGTGATCCACTGCTTGAGAGCGCCGTGGGCCTCATCCTTATTGAAGTACGAGACAAGACCATCCCGCTCCACCAGCTTGGATGCCAGTGCGCTAGGACTTGCATTCCCGCCGATGTTGAAGGTGTGGTCTGCGGGGAAAAGTTCCTTCGCAAAGGCCAGCTTTGTCTTTCGGGAGAAGCTCTTGCCCGTAGTGGTCTCTCCCAGAGTCGCCGTGTAGAAATTCAGCGGCTCGGGGCCATTGCGCCTCGGGATGAATCCGGTGTCCGCAAAGCCCAGCGAGAGCACGATCCACCCATTGATCCGGTCATATGGCGTGTTGGGCTGGGCTACACGAGTTGCCGCTTCCTCCACGTAACGCTTGACAAAATGCTTATCCTCTGCTACAAGCTTCCGCTCATAGTCTTCCAACAATGACACTGAAATGTCAACGAACTCAACTCGCTCGTCTTTTCCGGCAGGCTCAATACCTGCACCAGTGGAAAACTGAGCCTCAGAGCGCTCCTTCTGGATGTGCTCGTTCAGGTACTCAATTCCCCAGTCACGAGCATTCATCTTCGTGGCCGGAGCATTCCAGACCAGCGAGGCAATGTCCAGATCAGAAAGCTCATCCTTGACACCCTGAGCGATAGCCTTGAAATACGACTTCTTATCAGCAAAGCCCGTCAGGTGATCCAACATGCGAGGCGAAGCGGTCTCCGCCACGTCCACGTAGGGTGGCAAGCTCGCGATATCGAACTCAGCCGCACCAGCCTTCCGAATGGCGCCATTAACGGCGTCCAGAAGCTCCTTCTGAAGTTCCGGAGTATCCCATCCTTCAGTAACCCACGAGTTCCACAGATTGTCAAAAGCCCACGGGATTCCGACCTGCCCCTCAGCGGCAAGACGAACCAGCTGGTAGGTCTTGCTAATGATGACTTGGTGGTCGAGGTCTGCGCCAACCGGAAGCGTAGTGATGAAGTCGCGAATCTTCTCGGTAGGGTCCTCGTCTGCGTACTGGTCGAGCCAATCGCTCAACTCACCAGCGAAGCCAGCGTGGAACCCTCGGTTGTCTTCAGGGAAATCTAGAAGCCACTCGGGGGGTGCGGAAAGCTCCTCGCGGCTCTCAGGCGGGTCTCCCCAAACAATCGCAAAGCTGCTGCCACTGCGACGGTCTACACCCTTCATCCCACGGTACTTGGACGCAGGCGGTACCGGGCTGGAGAAATCGAACCAGTAGTGCTTACCGCCACCACTGCGCGTCAGGTAGTCGTGCGTCTTCGGGACACTCAGGAAGCCGAGGGCTCGGTTGCCATCGACACCAGTGTCCTGCCGAACATCGATGTCCAGAATGACCAACTCGGACTCGCCAGCATTCACTGCGACCTCGGCCCCAGGGTAATCCACCGAGAACCATGTGGCGGCAAGCTCGCGATCCTTAGTCGCGTCGAGGTGACCGTGAAGTGTCAACGGTCGCTTGGTCTTGGGGTCTGCGGGGAGAACCGCACACCCCAGATCGATAAGCT